CTACTATTAAACTACCTGTTGTTGCAGTCAATACATATGATCGATCTTCTATTACATCCTTAATAGATAGTGTGTTAGATCCAATTGTACCTAGACCTAACTTATTAGGAGAAATACCTCAAGGTACACTCACTGCGGCTAGTAGTTTACTAGCATTAAGAAAAGACCTATCAAAAGACATACAAACATTAAGTGTTTTATCTAAAGGAATTGCTAAGAAACAAGCAAAACTATTTGAGGTACAAACAACATTCCCTGCAGGCTCACAAGAAATTGCGGCGGCTGAAGCGGCATATCAAGCGGCCGCATCATCACCTACTTATACAAACTTAGTAGCCAAAATCGAAGCCGCAGAAGAATTATTCAGCAACATTGATGTAGCCGATTCGGTGACCCCAGCAACTAATCCATTTAGTCAAATAGAATCTAGTCTTAAGACTTGGTCTGGTAGTTTAGGTATATTACAGAGCGGTTTTGGATATGCTGATGATCAGGATAATGATGGTATACTAACACCCGGCGCTGGTCTTGCTGGCTCGGAAAACCGAGATTATTTCAATGATGCAATACTTGAAGGCATTCAGGGCTTGAACCCTAATGATTATGATGATACAACATACTCAAACATAATAGCAACTATTGCAAAAACATATGTGAACAATATAAGGACCCCTAATTATCTTGCTGTGCAGAATTCTACTGATTATACACCTGTTATAACAGGATATCCGGCTCCAGAAAACACAGTTGAAAGTGTCGAAGGCGAAGATCCCGGAGACGGTCCACTAACATCAGATGGATCCACAGACAATGTTGGCACCGGAGATCAAAACGACGGCAGTAATGGTGGAGGAGGAGTCATTACAATCAATGAGAACTATGTTACAGGTGACTTCACAGGCGGCGGCGTACTTAAGTGGGTATATGATGGCACTACTTGGAAGTTAAAATAATAGGGTATAAATAGTATTATGACAACTTACATAGGTTTTTCAACAATAAATGCAGACAAAGCACGAACAGTTAACCCTGTTCCGGCTATTGATGGGGAGGCCAACGGTATAACTAATCCTATAGTCTTTGGTAAAAAGTTCAGATTAACTGATGAACAACTTGTTATACAAGATTTAGTTAACGCACTTAACATTAGACGAGGAGAAAAAGTAGGTAAACCAAGTTATGGTACTACTTTATGGGATTTTGTTTTTGATCCTAACACAAGTGATGTTCAAACAGCCATACAAAATGAAGTTAGACGAGTTGCCGGATTAGATCCGCGTCTTACTATCAATACAATACTAGTTTCTCCTAGAGATAATGGCATTTTAATAGAAGTACAACTCTCTATTTCTCCATATAATAATGCTGGAGACCTAGCATTATTCTTTGACACCGAAACAAATACTGCCTCAGTAGTATAAAAAAAGTCGGTTTTTCCATAAAGATAAATACTTGAAACAGGGAAAAACTATGGCTACAAGTTCAAGGCAATCAGGACTCTTTGGAGTAAATGATTGGAAAGCAATCTACGAAACCTTTCGTGAGGCAGACTTTCGATCATACGATTATGAAACTCTAAGAAAAAGTTTTATCGACTATATTAGACTTTATTATCCTGAAACCTATAATGATTATATCGAAAGTTCAGAGTTCATTGCTCTACTTGATGTCATGGCTTTTATGGGTCAAGGTCTTGCCTTTAGAAACGATTTAAACACACGTGAAAATTTCATCGACACGGCCGAACGCAGAGACTCTGTAGTAAAATTAGCAGACTTAGTTGGATACACACCTAAAAGAAACTCATGTGCATCTGGTTATCTAAAAGTATCTTCTATCAGAACAACTGAAAATGTTAGAGATGCAAATGGTGTCAATTTAAGTAATACTCCAATAAGTTGGAACGATCCTTCTAACACTAATTGGTTAGATCAGATGAACACGATATTCAATGCGGCTATGGTAGACTCGCAAAGAATAGGACGTCCTGGCAACAGTGCTGATATCTTAGGTGTTAGAACAAGTGAATACGGAATAAGATTGCCAGAAGGAACAATGCCTATTGTACCTTTTACTTCACAAGTAGACGGTAAGGGTATGAATTTTGAATTAGTTAGTGCGACATCAATGGATGAAAATTATGTCTATGAACTTCCACCTAAACCTACTAATAAAATTAATATGTTATATAGAAATGACAGATTAGGTTTTGGTAGTCCTAATACAGGATTTATGTTTTTCTTTAAGCAAGGATCATTGACTCCTTTTAATTTTAATTTCCAACAACAGATTTCAAACCAAACAATTAATGTTGATGTCGCGGGTGTCAATGAAACTGACACTTGGTTATATCAATTAAATGCAGATAATACATTAGGTTTATGGACACAAGTAGAAAATGTTTATGCTGATGCGTACTTACAAACTGAGTCAAGTGACAAGAAAATATTTTCTGTAAATTCACGTGTAAACGATCAAGTCACATACGTATTTGGTGACGGCGTGTTTTCAGAAATGCCCGTAGGTAACTTTAGAGCATATGTAAGATCAAGTAATGCATTAACATATACTATTGATCCTTCTGAAATGAATGGTGTAAGTGTTTCTATTAACTATGTTGATCGAACAGGCAGTACTCAAACTTTATCTATAAATTTTCAATTGCCTGTTGCAGTAACAAATGCACAAGCAAGAGAACCATTAGCACAAATTAAACAAAGAGCGCCGACAAGATATTATACACAAAATCGAATGGTTAATGGTGAAGATTATACAAACTTCCCATACACTTTGTATAACTCTATTATTAAGTCAAAAGCAATTAATAGAAGTTCAGTGGGTGTATCTAAAAACTTAGACTTACTTGATCCAACAGGAAAGTATTCAAGCACAAATTCGTTTGGAGATGACGGAGCATTATACCAAGATGACGCAGATGGATTTTTAACGTTACAAGTAAACAATACATCAGATATTATTCAATTTTTTACAGACGATTTAGCATCTGTACTTGCACTAAATCGTGCTAATCAATATTACATTCAAAATTATACTCGTTATGCATATCCAGGTACAAGCGGGGGAAATACTTTATATTGGAAAACAAGTTCAGTTGATGCATCAAGTGAAACAGGATATTTTTACTCACTTGACGGAACAATAGAACGACCTCAACCTATAGGAACATTTACAACGACCAATGCAAAATATGCAACTAAAGGTGCGTTATTAAAATTTAATGCACCTACAGGGTATTATTTCGATGCAGACAATCGTTTAGTTGCAGGTGTACCTACAGGTGGAGAAAAGAATTATATATGGTCAACAGTATTAAATGTTGTAGGTGATGGTAATAATAACGGAGAAGGAACATTTGCAAACGGTCAAGGACCAGTAACAGTAAATGGATATGTACCCGATGGCGTAATACTTACAGAACTTATTCCTGTATTTGATAACTCTTTGTCTTCTGCGATTATACAAGAAGCAATTCTTAAAATTGAATTACAACAAGACTTTACTTTAATTTTTAATAATTCATTATTAGTTAACCAAGAACGTTGGTCAATTGGTTCTGCATCAAATGCAAATTATTTTGTTAAGTTTACAAGTTTAGGAAACAATCGTTATACAGTATCTTACCGATCACTTACATATTATTTTGGTAGTGTTGCAGATACAAGATTTACTTATAGCAAAGATGAATTAGTATATGATCCGTTTACAGGTAAAATTATACAAGACTTTATTAATGTATTAGGTATTAATACAGTGTTTAATACAGCAACCGCACTAGGCGCAGACACTAAAGTTAATATATTAGGACAAACTGTCGAAAGTGATGGATACGTCAATGACTTCCAAGTTGAAGTTGCCGCAACTGATGTTAATAACGGTCAATTAATATTAGACCCAGACTTCTTTAATGATATTACTGGTTATGTAAATAACGGAGCCAACACAGGCGTTTATGTTTTCTTTAGAACAATAACAGATCCAGTTAATTTAACCAGACAATTAATCGTACCAAGTACAGATGTTGTTTATACTTATGGAACTAAAAATCAAATTGAAATTGTCAAATACGAATTCCCTGTAGGACAATTATTTTATGCATTTAATGAAAACAAATTTTATAAGTCAGTACAAGATCCTACAATAACAACACCTAATTATATTATGACTGAACAATTAGATTATTCTATTAAATCAGGTAGACAAGGACTGGACTATCAATATAGACATAATGCTAATAACACTACACGTATTGATCCGGCGACAACAAATATTATTGATCTTTATGTAGTAACACAATCATACTATACTGCATACAGTAACTATATTAAAGACACAACGGACACAGTTAAACAACCTGAACAACCAACATTAAATGAATTGAATACTGAATATCCTTTAGTGCAAAATTATAAAATGCTATCAGATTCAGTTATATTAAATAGTGTAACGTTTAAGCCATTGTTTGGCTCTAAAGCAGATCAATCATTAAGAGCAACTATTAAAGTGGTGAAATCACAGTCAACAAATGCATCTAATAGTGAAATAAGAAGTTCTGTATTAGCAACAATGGACAACT